ATGATTAACGCCGGAACTAAAGTTCCTCAATTGGCGTCTTGTGTATTACATTATAATAATTCCGACTCAAGAGATGGATTATTGCAAACATTAAACGACATCTCAACTTATTCATCTGACGCTGCCGGTATTGGATTATCAATGTCAAACATTAGAAGTAAGGAAAGTCGTATATCAACATCAGGTGGATTTGCTGGTGGATTATTAAAGTATTTGAAGATTGTGAATGAATCGTTGAGATTTTTTAATCAACAAGGAAGAAGACCTGGAAGTGCTGCAATTTATATTGAACCTTGGCACAAAGATATTTTTGATTTATTAGATATTAAAAAGAATACTGGTGCCGAAGAATTAAGAGCTCGTGATTTGTTTACGGCTTTGTGGTTACCTGATAATTTTATGAATGCCGTGAAAAATGGTGGTGATTGGTATTTGTTTTGCCCAAATGATATTGCAAAATCGGGTATCAAACCATTACAAGAATGTTATGGTGATGAATATGAAAAAAACTACAATTTGGCGGTTTCTATGGGGTTGGGTAAGAAAGTCAAATCACAAGATGTTTGGAACAAAATAATTGAATCACAAATTGAAACTGGTGTTCCTTATTTATGTTCTAAAGATAGCGCGAATAAGAAAACTAATCATCAGAATATTGGTGTTATAAAACAATCCAATTTATGTAATGAAATTTATCAATATACTGACGAGAAAACCACCGCAATATGCACTTTATCATCAATGGTTCTTAAAAACTTTATACAAGATGGTGAATTTAATCATAACCTTTTATATAAAGAAGTTAGAAAAGTTGTTAGTGCCTTAAATAAGGTTGTTGACATTAATAGTTACTCAACCGAAAAAGGTAGAAAAGGTGGATTAGAACAACGAGCAATTGCCATTGGAACACAAGGACTTGCTGATGTATTTTATTTGATGGATTATGTCTTCACTTCAGATGAGGCTAAAAAATTAAACAAGGAAATCTTTGAAACTATATATTTTGCGGCAATATCTGAAAGTATGGAGTTGTGTAAATCAGGTGATTATTTACCATACGAATTTTTTGATGATTCACCAATGTCAAAAGGTATTTTTCAATTTGATATGTGGGGATTGAAAGATAATGAACTTTCAGGTAGATGGAATTGGGAGTTATTAAAATTACAAGTGCAAGAATTTGGTGTATGTAATTCATTATTTACCGCTCAAATGCCTGTGGCAAGTTCTGCTAAGATTACCGGATCATATGAAATGACGGAACCGGCACATTCGGCGATATTTAACCGAAGAGTTGTTGGGGGTGAAATTATGATTGTTAACAAATATTTGATTAATGATTTTGAAAAAATTGGCATTTGGTGCGAAGACTTAAAAAATGAAATTATTATGAACGAAGGTTCAATACAGAATATTAATTTCAATAACTATTTGGATGTTGAGGACAAAAACTACAACAAAAAAGTCAAAAGAATTGAACATTTGATATTAAAATACAAAACAATTTGGGAAATATCTCAAAGAGAATTGATTAATATGGCTTCCGACAGAGCTCCATTCATCGATCAATCACAATCAATGAACATATATATGGCTAATCCAAGTCTGTCTAAAATATCTTCGGCACATTTCCATTCTTGGGAAAAAGGGTTAAAAACACTATGTTATTATGTTAGAACAAAGGCTATCTCAACAGGAGCAAAACATTTGGCGGTGGATATTTCTAAAGTAGAAAAACCAAAACCAACACCTGAAGCACCAAAAGTAGAGTATCAACAACAAAAACCAAGTGATTCACCATTTGAATGTTTTGGATGTTCATCATAAATATAATATTAATCACGACATAATGTCGTGATTTTTTTTATCATATATTTATATAATATGAATACTATAATACAAGAAGAGATACAAAGAATTCGTCAGATGATGTTATCCGAGGAAATGGTTCAAGAAGGCGCTTGGAAAAACCTAAAAGAAACTTTGGATTTATTACAAAAAAAGGAAAAAGTTTTATTATTAAGTTGTTCAAATAGATACAATTGGGATGAAGAAAATATTGATACTCCCAAATCAAAAATTTTGGCGGTATATCTTAAAGAGGAGTTGGGTGATAAAGCAAAGTTTATTGATGTTCCTGAACTTAAAATATATCCTTGTGAGGGAAATGTCTCAAGACAAGATGGGAATAGTTGTGGTATTAAAAAATCTTTACTTAAAGACGATAAAAAAAATCCAACAGGTTTTCATAGATGTTGGGCGAGTCTAAATAATAAAGACGATGAATTATGGAAAATATCAAAAGAGTTATTTGAATCCGATGCGGTAGTTTTCTTTTCTTCGGTAAGATGGGGACAGGCTAATATGTTTTATCAACAACTTATAGAAAGACTCACTTGGATTGAAAATAGACATGCCACTTTGGGTGAAAAAAATATAGTTGAAGATATTGAATCTGGTTTTATTTGTGTTGGACAAAATTGGAATGGTGAAAATGTAACCGAAATACAAAAGAAAGTTCACGAATTTTACGGATTTAAACCGAATGAAAAACTTTATTGGAATTGGCAATATACGAAAGACGAAAATGATGAAACGCAAAAATCGTATAAAGCGGCATTTCCAAAATTTATCAAGGACACAAAACTAAACAAATACGAAGAATGATAAATAATTTTGATTTTGAAAAAATCGGATATTATAAATATAAATCAAATAATCAATTGATTACTGAATGTATTAGAGAATACCCGATTACAGAATTTGTTTTGAGTAAAATTAAAAAAAATGAAATTTTTTGGGAAATTGAAACTTTACCTGAAGAAAAAAAACCATCACTCCTTGAAGGAAAACTAGTTGTCCTTATATAAGATTGTTGAAAAATAACTTCAGTCAAGTATATTTATATATATGGCACAAGGGACAACATATGGTATAAATTTTCCTTTTAGGGATTCTTATGATGGTAATTATTTTGATTTATCAAACACTAATGATGAAGAAATAAGAACCGATTTGGTTCATTTATTACTTACAAGAAAAGGAACTAGATATTATTTACCTGATTTTGGAACAAGATTATACGAGTTCATTTTTGAACCTATGGATGGACCAACATTTTCTGAAATTGAATCTGAAATAAGAGAATCAGTTCAAGAATATCTACCCAATTTAACAATAACTAAAATATCGGTTACGGATGCTTCAACTGAAGAAACTGACAAAGGGACTTATGTGAGTGAAGATGATACAAGGGTATTTAGAGTACCGAACATAGCTGATTTGGAACACACCGCAAAAGTTAAAATAGATTATATAATCAGTGATAATGTATTCAATCAAAGTGATTTTGTAATTATTAATATTTAATAGTAATGGCGAATAAAAAAATATCATACACAACCAGAGATTTTCAACAAATCAGAACCGAGTTAATTAATTTTACCAAAACTTATTATCCTGATTTAGTTCAAAATTTCAATGACGCATCAGTATTCTCGGCTTTAATTGACTTAAACGCAGCGGTTACAGATAACTTACAATTTAATATTGATAGAAGTATACAAGAGACGATACTTCAATATGCTCAACAAAGATCATCAATTTATAATATCGCCCGAACTTATGGACTTAAAGTACCGGGACAGAGACCTTCGGTTTCTTTGGTTGATTTTTCAATCGTGGTTCCTGCTTTTGGAGATAAAGAAGATTTAAGATATTGCGGTATTTTAAGAAGAGGTTCTCAAGTTAATGGTGCTGGACAAGTTTTTGAAACGGTTTATGATATAGATTTTGCGTCAACAATCAGTGCTGAGGGTTATCCAAATAGATTGAAAATACCAAATTTTGATTCAAACAATAAATTATTAAACTATACAATTGTTAAAAGAGAAACCGTTGTAAATGGTATTACAAAGGTATTCAAGAAAACAATAACTGCAAACGATGTTAGACCTTTTTATGAGTTATTTTTACCCGAAAAAAATGTTTTGGGAGTTACAAGTGTATTATTAAAAGACGGAACTCAATATGCAAATGTTCCAAGTGTTCAAGAATTTTTGGGGGTTGATGGTAGATGGTATGAAGTAAATGCTTTGATTGAAGACAGAGTATTTGTTGAAGATCCAACAAAAGTATCTGATAA